TCAGACATCTGCTATTTCCTCCACACTCTCATTTTTTTACATTCGTTTTTATGACTAAAAACCTTCACATTGAGCACCCCGAAGACAGCATCCTCACAGGTGATTTATCCGTGTTGGATGCTTTTTTACTGCCTTTAATTCTATCATTGAAAATAGATGGGGCACCTTCCATTGTATGGGGTCGCAATCCTGCCACTGGTTGCCAGTTCGTGGGAACCAAGTCAGTTTTCAATAAGAATAAAATCTTAATATGTGAAACCCCTTCAGATATTGAAAAGTTCTATGGTCACAAACCTGCATTAGAGAAAATCCTAATGTACTGCATGGCATACCTGCCAATCACAAAGAACATTTATCAGGGTGACTTTATCGGGTTCGGAGGGTCTAAGAATTACAGACCGAACACTTTAACCTATTCGTTCCCTGAGATCGTTAAGTCAAAAATCATCATTGCACCGCATACAAAGTATTATGCTGCGGAGGATTTACGTGATGCAATCGCAATGCCTCTTACTGAAAGATTAGAAAGCGGATCTCATGTAAGATATGTTCAACCAAAAGCGTTCATATCTGACGGGGCAAATGCTTTCCATGAGTTAGCAGATTTAATTGAGTATGCCAAGAACATGGCAACTGCTGTTGACTTTGTAGATGAGCGAACAGCAAAGAAAATTAAGATCAACTTAAACTATCTTATCCGTGAGGGTAAAGAAGTTAACCCTGCTGATTTTGACGATGATGGAAATTATGGCAATGCTAATCTAATTGAATTATGGAAGGTCGTTAATGAGATAAAGTTGAAAGCATTAGACCTATGTGAAGATAATGCAGATTTTGAAACACGTGTAAATTACACGGAACGCACGAAGGGTGAGGGATACGTTATGATCTCACGGTTCGGATATTTCAAATTAGTTGACCGTAGAGAATTCAGTTACAATAATTTCACCAACCCTAATCGGAGGTTTGCCACGGCGTAACGCTTTATAACAGATCCCCCCTATTAAGGGGGTTGATCTGGTATAATTAAAAATGTAAAGGGGTGAACACGTCACCCCACCACTATTAAACAAATGACTTTTAAAACAGACGGATCAACTCACACCCACGGCGTTAAGAATGAGCATGAGACAATTGCTATTCTTAATGAGCGTGGGATTTTTAATGAGCAGGTAACCCACTTGGGTGGTACCAAAAATAAAGCAGACGCAATTGCAGGATCAAAGAAAATCAGCATAAAGCATAAGAAGGGAATCAATAACGGTTCGTTTGACTGGGTGAACACTTCCAAAGTAGAGGCACTCACAAACCGTGACCAGTTCCAGGAATTCTTATTAACGGTTGCCTCTTTAAGATTCACCGATGATGCAGCGTCACAGGTTGAACCCATGAGAGAAATATTTGCCAACCTTTGCCGTGTTGGTTTGGATTCTATAGAGTCAGATGATTTGACTGCGTGGTTACATGATCAACTGATCAATGCTAATTCTAACATGGCAATGGTCATCACCGACACCCTCACGGATAAAATGTATATTTGTGAGCATGATGCGATTGAGTCAGTTCGTCTTTTGAATTCTGGATACACTGCGGAGTTGGTAAAGGGTAAGGGGTCAACCTCACGTAAGGTCGCACTTCGTAAAGGTGATCACACTGTGGATACTGGTTTGCGTCTCCGTCTCACATCCAATAATGGCATTACTGCGTTTTTAGGATTAAGCAAAGCAAATAAGAACTCACAGGTAGTATTGAAATTGCAGCAGGACAGTGTAGGCAGAGTATTGAAAACTGCAGAGGGTGTGCGTGTAGAGAGTATTTGAGTATCATTCGTTCGTGAATCAGACAGTCCCCCCCGTTGATCGGGGGGCGTTATATTAATTCGATGGGACTCTATAAGCTATAAACGACCCAGATCGACCTTTCAATATCACGATAATCAAAAAATATTTTCCCATATATAAAATGACCAGAGGGTTCACTTATATGAAAAAAAATTTCGATGATATTTTTTCGACCATAGAGATTGATCCAGTAACGGATAGGTATCACATGACTATACCAGAGGAAATCATAAATGAACTTGACTGGTATGAAGATCTTGTGTTAAAATGGAATGTAGATAAAGGTGAGATCATGCTCACAGAGAAAGATGACTGATCCCACTTATCACATATACTTACAGAATAATTGTTTATTCAAAGATTTAACCGAGTGGGAGTTCAATATTATATGGAGACGGATATATAAGTCGTATTTTACAGAAGACTTAACGTATGAAAAGTTAAGCGAAACTGAGATGATCGATGCATCATATTGAAACACCATATTGACAAAGTATAGATAATAGAGTATGATATGAATGTAATTACAACACGTTATGGCTAAAGGATTTACAGTAAAAGCAAACCCACCTGCTGCGAAGAAAGAAGCAGAATGGGATTATGATAAAGCAAAAGAATTACTTAAAGGAAAGTCCGTAGTATTTTGTTTACCTGGTAGAGGGGTATCATATACTTACTTAAAAGCATTTGTTCAACTTTGTTTTGACCTAGTGCAATGTGGAGCAAGTATACAAATATCTCAAGATTATTCATCAATGGTTAACTTTGCCCGTTGCAAGTGTCTTGGAGCAAATGTATTGAGAGGACCAGATCAAATACCTTGGGATGGTAAATTAAATTATGATTATCAATTATGGATTGATTCAGATATTGTTTTTAATTCTGAAAAATTCTTTCAGTTAGTCTTAATGGACAAAGATATTGCAGGTGGATGGTATTGTACCGAAGATGGTAAGACTACTTCTGTAGCACATTGGTTAGAAGAGGATGATTTTCGTAGCAATGGTGGAGTGATGAATCACGAAACTATCGAAAGTATATCCAAACGCAAAAAACCATTCACAGTAGATTATACAGGTTTCGGATGGTTATTGATTAAGAAAGGAGTCTTTGAAGATAAAGGAATGCCTTATCCTTGGTTCGCACCGAAGATGCAAGTTTTTGAATCAGGAGAAGTGCAAGATATGTGCGGTGAGGACGTTTCTTTCTGTCTCGATGCGAAAGAAGCAGGTTTTGAAATCTGGTGCGACCCTCGAATTCGTGTAGGACATGAAAAAACAAGAGTTATATAATATTCTTTTAAAAGATAAAGTAATATTTTCTAGTCTTTCAGAGTATGAAATGTTTGAGAGACTAGAAGACCTTTCGATAGAATACTATCAGACAGGTCAACCTCATCCAAATGATATAAAAACTGAAATTACAACAGAGTAACTATGGCAAAAGTAAGACAAGGATTAAGTGGTGATACATTTGTAGAGTCACGACCCAAAAAAACTCGTCAAGGATACGGAAAACACTCAAAATACTCGGCATCGTCCCGTAACTCGGCTCGTAAAAGAAGAAGAGGGCAAGGAAAATAAATTATTAAGGTAAAAAAGACCTCGAAATCGCCTAAAAGGGCGATTTTTTTATGTTTTTTACTATAAATAAAGAATTAAGACTTTAAGTATAAATAAATCTAGCAAACTGTTTACTAAATTGAATGAAAACTAGGATATCTAGGTCATTTAAGGATATTAGCTTATCATTTACACCTCATCCAGTCACAAAAGACCTCACAGTTATCAAAGATGCGAACGCAATTAAGAGAGCTGTAAGAAATTTAGTGCAAACTATACCTAGAGAAAGGTTTTTTAACCCAAATTTAGGTACAGACATAAGGGGTAGTCTGTTTGACTTCTGTGATTTTGGTACTGCATCAGTTATAGAGCAACAAATCCAAACTACAATTGAAAATTACGAACCAAGAGTAGATAATTTGAAAATCGAAGTCTTTCCTAAACCAGATACTAACGAATTTGAAGTAAATATATATTTTGACATTGTAGGACAGCAGTTTCCCTCTCAAGCATTTCAATTCATATTAGAAGCCTCAAGATAATATGCCATTTACTAAATTTTCAAACCTAGATTTTGATCAAATCAAAACATCCATTAAGGATTATTTACGTTCAAACTCGGATTTTACTGATTTTGACTTTGAAGGATCTAATTTTTCAGTTTTAATTGATACATTAGCATATAATACTTACATAACTGCTGTTAACTCAAACCTAGTTGTAAATGAGTCGTTTTTAGACTCTGCAACAGTAAGAGAGAATGTAGTATCACTAGCAAGAAACATTGGATATGTTCCTAGATCTAGAACGGCAGCAAAAGCGACTATATCATTTAATGTTGCATACACAAACAACCCACAACCCCCTACAGTGACCCTTAAAGCAGGTCTAGTATGCATTGGAACAGGTAATAATATTACGTACACTTTTTCAATTCCAGACGATATAACTACTACATACTCTGCTAATAGCGGTGTTTATGCATTTAATGATATTGAAGTTCTACAAGGCACATTTTTAAGAAAATCATTTACAGTTGATGGATCTTTAGACCAAAGATTCATATTAGACAATCCATATATTGATACATCAACAATTCTTGTTTATGTTAGGGATGCTTTAGATAGTGCAGACAAAGGGATATTATTCAGTAAGGTAGATAATATTTTAAATATTAAACCATCATCTACAACTTTCTTATTGCAAGAAGTTCAAGATGAAAAATATGAACTTCTCTTTGGTGATGGTACTTTTGGTAGAAAGTTAGAAAATGGTAAAACAATAGATGTTAGTTACATTGTTACTGATGGAAAAGATGGTAATGGACCATCAGTGTTCTCATTTGCAGGAACAGTAGAATCTATTGAAGGATCTGCAGTGAATTTATCCCAGACTCCGACTATATCAGTAACTTCAGGTGCCTCTAATGGCGGCAATATTGAGTCTGTAGACTCTATTAAGTATTTTGCACCTAGACTCTATTCATCGCAGTACAGGGCGGTTACAGCAAGGGATTATGAAGCAATAATACAACAAATTTACCCAAATACTGAAAGTGTTTCGGTTGTTGGTGGGGAAGAAATAGATCCACCCCAGTTTGGAACTGTCTTTATTACAATAAAACCTCAAAATGGTGATTTTGTATCAGATTTTGATAAAAACAGTATATTATCAGATTTAAAAAATTATTCTTTAACAGGAATAAACCAAAAAATAGTAGATCTTAAAATTCTTCATATAGAATTAGATAGTTCTATCTATTATAATTCATCAAAAGTTAAAGATATAGATGGATTAAGGACAAATGTTATTAGTGGATTAACAGAATACTCTAAATCTACGGAAATTAATAAATTTGGCGGTAGATTTAAATATAGTAAAGTTTTAGGTGTAATTGATAATATAGAGGATTCTATAACTTCAAATATAACAAAAGTAAGGATTAGAAGAAATCTAAATGCTCTTATTAATCAATTTGCACAATATGAACTTTGTTTTGGTAATCAATTTAATATTAAACCAGAAGGTTTAAATATTAAAAGCACTGGATTTACTATATCTGGCGTATCTGCAACGGTATATTTTACAGATACGCCAAATACTGATAAAAGAACAGGAATTGTTTCTATTGTTAAAAAAGATCTTGCTACTGGTGGAAAAATAGTTATTGTTGAAAATGCAGGAACTGTTGATTATATAAAAGGTGAAATTAATTTAACAACCATTAATATAACATCCACTGAAAGGGCAAATAATATTATAGAAGTTCAAGCATTCCCAGAATCTAATGATATCATTGGATTACAGGATTTATATTTGAAATTTAACATTGGTGATAGTGCGATAAATATGGTTAAGGATACCATTTCATCAGGTGATCAGATATCTGGTGTTGGGTTTAAAGTTACTTCAAGTTACACAAACGGAGAATTAATAAGGGGATAATATGATAAGTACGGGTATTGATACAAGAATTAAAGTTCATCAAATAATTGAAAATCAACTTCCAGAATTTATATTATCTGAAAGTCCAAAAACTGCAGACTTTTTAAAACAATATTATATTTCTCAGGAATATACTGGTGGTCCTATTGATCTGGTAGATAATCTTGATCAATATTTAAAATTAGATAATTTAACTCCAGAAGTTATTAAAGGAGTAACAGGTCTTACGGCTGGGATCACTTCTAGTGATACTACAATTTCAGTTGAAACTACGAAAGGATTCCCAAATCAGTATGGATTACTAAAAATTGGAAGTGAGGTTATAAGTTATACTGGAATAACAACGAATAGTTTTACAGGATGTCAGCGTGGATTTAGTGGAATAACATCATATAGAGATAGTAATAATCCATCAGAAATAATTTTTTCAGATTCATCTGCAGCATCTCATGTTAATGGGTCTGTTGTAGATAATTTAAGTGCATTATTTTTACAAGAGTTTTATAAAAAGTTAAAGAAAACCTTTACACCTGGACTAGAAAATTCAGATTTTATATCAGATTTAGATGTAAATAATTTTATAAAAGAAGCAAGAACATTTTATGAAGCAAAGGGTACAGAAGAGTCCTTTAGGATTTTATTTAATGTTCTATATGGAGTAACTCCAAAAGTAATTGATCTTGAACAATACCTAGTAAAACCATCTTCCGCAAAATATTTAAGACGTGAAAGAATAGTAGCAGAAAAAATATCTGGAGATCCCCTCAAATTACAGGGACAAACAATATTTAGATCAACTGATTTACAAACTACTGCTTCAATTTCTGAAGTTGAGGTATTAACAGGAATAACTGGAGCATCTTCTGTAAAAGAGTATTTTACTTTAGATATTTTTGTTGGATATAATGATGAAGAGTTTATAACTGGAACATTTGATGTAACGGGTAAAACTAAAGTAATTGATACTATAAGTATTGGATCATCAGTTATAACAGTTGATTCCACTATTGGTTTTGGTGCAACAGGTACCGTGCTTGCTGGAGTGAATACAAATATTACATATACTAATAAAACTATAAATCAATTTTTAAATTGTTCAGGTATCAATACTGCGATAAGTTTAGGTTCTGATGTCATTGCAGATGATATTGTCTTTGGGTATGAGAATGGGGATCAAACTAAAAAAGTTGAATTAAGATTAACTGGAGTTTTAAAACAATTTGTTCCTTCTTCTAATAATAAACTATCATTAAATGATGAAACAATTACTATCAAAAGTATTGGTGAGGAGATCAAAAATCCAAATCTAGATAAGACTCAAAAGGAAATATTTGCAAACTCATGGAATTATAATACATCTAGTACTTATGAAATTAATGAAGGAATTTCTGGAAATTTATCTCAATTTACATTAAAATCTACAATTGACCCCTCAAGTTTAAAAAAGGGTGATGATATTCAATTTTTAGAGAAAACAAGTGATCCTTTTTCTTTAGGAACACTTATTGCTACTTCAAAAATTAATCAAGTAAGTCAATCTGGAAATTATGTAATATTAACAGACACAATATCAGGTTTAGAATCTAATAAAAAATATTCAATTAGAAGATCTCTTAAAAAGGCATTTAGTAGTTTTAATCTTCTTCAGTTTGGAGATAATATATTAACATCAGATGTTCAAAATGTATATAATGAATCTGATGAAAATTTATATGTAGCAAGTGGTTCATTACCATCATATACCATCGGTAAGAATATTTCTAAAGTTGGTATTTCTACAGTAATTGAAAATGATACAGTACAAGATTATAATTCATTAACTGAAAAGTATTCAACAATAGCATTTGATGAGGATATCCCGTTTGTAACTGGAGATGCGATATATTATAGTCCTGAAGGTAATCCTTTAGTTGGAATATCTTCAGGAGTTTATTATATTAAAACTATTGGAAATAATAAGATAAAATTATATCAATCACCTGCATTTATTGAATCTAATTCTTTTGTTGAATTTGCGGTTCCACTAATTACTACTACTGCACATTCCTTCATTTTAAATGATCAATATGATCAGAAAATTACATCACAGAAGATATTAAAGAAATTCCCAATAGAAGTTAAACAAAATTTAGGTAAAAATGTAAAGACAATTCCTGGACCTGTAGGAATGTTGATAGATGGTGTTGAAATTGGAAATGGTAGATCTGAAGATAGTGTTTTTTATGGTTCAATAAGTGATTTTTCATCTGTTGGATTTGGAACCGACTATGATGTTATTAACCCACCAGAAATAGAAATAGTTTCTTCAGGGGGAACACAAGCACTTGCAAGTCCTGTTGTAGAAGGTGATATTAGAGAAATATTAGTTGATGGGCAAAATGTTGATATAGAAATTATAAATTCCATATCAATAACTGGTGGAAATAGTGGAGAAGCTAAATTACAACCAATTACTTCAAGAAGAAATAGGGTTTTAGAATTTAGTGGAGTAACAAGTGCTTTTGGTGGTGGAATTGATACTAATATTGAAACTTTAACGTTTATAAAACCACATAATTTAAATGATGGTCAAGTATTAATATATGATAAGAATAAAAATACGCAGTTAGGAATTGGAACATTTAAAGGTAGTAATGTAGCAAATTATGAATCTTTGATAGATGGACAACCATATTGGCCAAAAGTTATAGGTCAAGTTGGTACTAGTTCAACAATTCAACTTTATAGAAGTGAGGATGATTATATTAGTGGTATTAATACGATAGGATTTACTGACGTTGCAAAAGAAGGTATTCATAAGTTTAGAATAAAAGATGCTAAACCTAATTTAGTTGCTGTAAGAGTCATACAATCTGGTAAACCATATACAAATAGAAAGGTTTATGCTAATTCAGATACTGGAATATCCATAGAAAAATCAACAGTAACTTTTAGCAATCATGGATTCTCTGATGGTGAGTTAGTTACTTATCAAACAAGTGTTGGATTAGGGTCTACAACACCACAATCTATATCTGGATTGACGACTACAAATCAGTATAAAGTTCTTAAAATTGATGATGATACCTTTAGAGTATCGAATGCAGGTGTTGGTGGAACTGATAATACCAATTATATTAGTAAAAACTATGTCAAGTTTAAAACTAGAGGAACTGGATATCAGTTATTTAAATACCCTGATATAGAAATTTCTATAGATGTTTCATATTCTGTACCTACAAATGATACAATAGTTCTAACACCAGTAGTACAGGGAAGATTGGTAGATGTGTCTCTATACAATAAAGGAACTGGATATGGAACTAAAGATATTATTAATTATGAAAATAAACCTGATGTTGTAATTAAGAATGGATCCTCAAGAACAGGTAAAAATATTACTCCTTCTTTAGATGCATTAATAGTTAATGGAAAAATATCTAACATTAATATCCAAGATGGTGGTGATGAATTTTATTCAACACCTGATTTAGAAGTTATTGGGGATGGAGTAGGTGCTAAATTAAGAGCAGTTATTGATAGAGATGAAAATTCAGCAACATATTTAAAGATTATTAATGTTATCATCATAAATGGTGGAACTAATTATACCTATGATAAAACAAGAATAACTGTAGTTCCAAGAGGAAAAAATGCAGTATTTAATATTTCAATCGATAAATTAAATTTATGTGGTATTCAAACTACTAGACCTTATAGTGCAAAATATACCAATCAGCAAATAATTTCATCCAATGAAGGATTACAGTATTCAGTTGTTGGATATTCAACTCAAATTGGAGGAGAACAATATGGACAATTACCTGGTAGTCACTCTCCTATAATTGGATGGGCGTATGATGGAAATCCAATTTATGGTCCATATGGATATACTGATCCTTTGGATATTAACTCTGGTATAAAAATATTAGAAACAGGATATTCTTTAAATTCTACAATTGAAAATAGATCAGATTTATCTTTTGATTTGGGATTCTTTGCAGATGATTTTTCATACACACCAACATCCACAACAGATTTAGATCAACATAATGGTAGATTTGGTAAAACTCCAGAATATCCAAATGGTGTTTATGCTTATTTCGTAGGAATAGACACAATAACTCAGGAACCAAAGTTTCCATACTTTGTTGGAAATACTTATAGATCAATACCAGAAACTTTAGATAGTGGTAAATCATTAACACAATCATTTGATTTTAATAATTCCAAGTTAGTTAGAAATACTTTTCCATATAAAGTATCTAATGACTTTGCTGATAATGATTTTATTATTGAATCTGATGAATTATTACCACAATTAACAAAAGTTACTTCAGTATCTCAAGGTAAAGTAGATTCTGTAAATATTATAAAATCTGGTGATAATTATAAAGTTGGTGATAGTATAACTTTTGATAATAGCGACACAGATGGAAGTGGTGTAAGTGCCTCTGTATCGAAATTAGATGGTAAAAGTATATTAAATATTGATACTTCTTATGAATCTTTAAGCAATGTAACTTTTATATGGAAAGATCAGAATACAATTTCTGCTTATGTCCCAAGCACACATCAATTAGTAGTTGGAAATAGTTTAGAGATATCTGGATTGACTACAGATATTTCATCTTTAGATGGACTTCCTTTATCTGGAAATAAATTGGTGTCTGGTATTACTAGTGAAAGTACAGTTTTATATAAACAACTTGCTTCAAATGCAACTGCTGGAGTAGTAACTGATATCTATGTTTATCAGACAAATATAATTTCTGTTGGTAGTAGTATTGGAATAGGAACTGAAAACTTATTAGTTCTTAATAAATTTGATGATAGAAATATTATAAGAGTTAAAAGAGGTGTAACTGGAACAGCACATACTTTATCATCGAGAGTAAATTTACTTCCTAATTTCTTTGATATTAACTTTAAAACGAACTCATTTACTTCTAAGGTAAATGATATTGCTTATTTTAATCCTAGACAATCTATAGGAGTAGCAACTACAGTTGGTATATCTACAGCAATAACTGTAGCTGTTGGAGATACTTCAAGACAAGTATCTGTTCCAGCACAGAGTATGTATTTACCAAATCATCCATTTAAAACTGGACAGTCAGTTACTTTTAGTAGGGGTTCTGGAGGATCAGCTATTTCTGTTTCTAGAGATGGATCAGTGGGTCAACAATTTAGTTTGCCATTATCAGGAACTAGTCAAGATGTATTTGTTATTAATAAATCTAAAGACTATATTGGAATTGTAACTCAAGTTGGTTTGACAACAACCAATGGACTGTTTTTTAGAACTAATGGAGATGATTATTTTGATTATTCAATTGAATCTAATTTTACACAAGTAACTGGAAATTTAGAAAGAATAAATTCAAAAGTTACTTTAACTACATCTCATAGTTTGTCTGGAGGAGACATTATTAGTTTAAATGTAGAACCAAATCAATCAGTTGGTGTTGGAACTTCTGCTTCTGTTGGAGTTAAGTACAATTCTTCGATTGATAGTTTATTAATAAATGGAATTGGTTTTACTTCTGGAATTAATACAACTACAAATACAATATCTTTAAATTCTCATGGATTAAAAACAGGAGATAAAGTTTATTATGATGCCGTAGAGGTAGCTAGTGGATTAGAAACTGGAGGTTATTTTGTTTATAAAGTTTCTGATAGTCAAATAAAATTAGCAGAAACATTATATGATTCAAGTATAATTCCACCGAAAGTTGTAAATTTAGTATCAGTTGGTGCAACACATACATTATCGTTAATTAATCCTCCAATTTCTGTAACAAGAAATAATAATTTAGTTTTTGATTTATCAGATTCATCATTATTGGGTTTAGATTTTAAAATATATCAGGATGAAAATTTTAATAATGATTTTGTTTCTACAGGAGCAACTACACTTAATGTTGTTTCTACATCTGGAACAATTGGAGTTACATCAACTGCTTCTTTGACAATAAATTATTCTCCTACTAATCCAGTAAATTTATTTTATAATGTTGAAAAATCAGGTTTTATAAGCACATCTGATGTAGATGTTGTTAATGGATCTAGAATATCATATAAAACTAGTGAATATAATCATGATTATTCTATCGTAGGAGTTGGAACAACCACATTTGATATTAGATTAGATACTAAACCTGAAAATTTAGTATATACTTCCGATAATACAAGTAATTTGAAATATTCAACTACTTCAAAAACCGAAAGAGGACCAATTAATGAGGTAGGTTTGGATTTTGGTGGGGATGGATATAAAGCATTACCAAAATTTGTAAGTGTTGCTTCTACTCAAGGAACTAATGCTAAAGTTTTACCAGATTCTACTAATGCTAATCAAATTGAAAATACTGAAATAGTTAATATTGGTTTTGAGTATTCATCAGATAAGACACTAACACCAATAGCGAATATATCACCAGTTATAACAATAAAAAATTCAGATCAAATTGTATCTATAAATGTCTCTGATGGTGGAAAAAATTATATAACTGCACCTACTTTAGTTATTTTAGATGATGAATCTAAAGAAATTATAAAAAGTGGTTCTTTACAAGCTAAAGTCAGTCAAGCAACTCAATCAATTAGTGCTGTTGACATTATATCAACTCCAAAAGGAATTGGGGAATGTAAGATATTTGCTGAAGATAATACAAATGGAATACAAATAACTAATATTGCAATTGGTGGTACAATAGTTACAAGTGAGGCTACTGGTTTAGTAACTTTCACATTAGCAACTCCGATTTTAGGATTCTCTACTGCACCATTTGAAGTTGGAGATACGTTATTTATTGAAAATGTTGAAAATGAGTATGGAGATACTTTTAATTCACCAAATAATCAATTTAAATTCTATCCAGTAACTAATATTGTTGGAGGAAGTAATCCAAATCCATTTAAGATGGAAATTAATTTAGATGGATTGGTATCAAATCCTGGATTAGCTAAAACTCTTCAAACTTATGGTTCTGTAATTAATTTTAATAACTATCCTAAATTTGATGTTATTACAGATCTTTCACCATTCAGTGAAGGTGAAAGTATTTTAGTTTCTAGAGATAATGAATTATTTGAAAAAGTTGATCTTATATTGGATAAAGTATCAAATAATTATATAAAAGTTCTTGGTAGATATGATTTAAAGGTTGGTGATAAAATACAGGGTTTATTCACTGGAACAATAGCTACAATCAATACTTTATTTTCAAATAAAGGGGAATTTTTGGTAGACTATTCTTCTAAGAAGGATAAGGGTTGGCGTGATAATGTCGGAAAATTGAATGAAGATTATCAGGTATTGCCAGATAATGATTATTATCAAAATTTATCATATACTATTCAAAGTCCAATTGAATATACAAAATTATCAAGTCCTGTAAATAAATTATTACATACAACTGGTCTTAAAAACTTTGCTGATGTTGGAATTACTTCAGCAGTTGGTGTTGGAACAACATCATCTGTTGACTCATCAACAATAATAAGAGATCTTTCATCTGAAAATAGAGTTGATGCAATAGATAATTTTGATTTAGTAAGAGATTCTGATATTTTATCATCTCCTAGAAGATCTAAATTTATTAATTTCCAAAACAAAAAACTTGCTAATTATTTTGAATGTAATACAAACAATGCTATACAAATAGATGATATTAGTACTTTATTCTCGGATGCTGCTAATAATGCAAGAACAGACGGTAAACTGTCAATTACAGATTCCTTTAATAGATTTTTAGTTCAAACTAAAGTTCCATTACCTAGCACTGGAATAGCAAGGACAACACATACACTTCAAGTTACAGAAGTTATATCATCTGCAGATTTTACTAATCAAAACATCTATACTATTGAAAAAAGTTCTATTAATAATGGAAGTAAATTAGTAGATATTATTGGAGATAAAGATGTTGATGATAATTATAGTTTGAAGTTTAATCCAGTTGAGATTTATAATACGGATTTAGATATTAAGATATTTCAAAATAATTTTATAGCAGGAGTTGGTGTTGGAACAGATACTATTGGATTTATTGATTTAACAGGAAACAATGTTAATGTATCTTCTTCTAGCACTTCAACTATAATATCTTCTAGTATTACTACTTTAGAATCTTATTTTGCTACTATTTCAGTAAATGATGATATTGCAGATGAAAATAATATAGTTGAACTTTATGTAACTCATGATGGAACTAATTCTTACATATCAAACTATTCCTTAGAGACTAATACTGGAAACTCAATAGGAACATTTACGTCAGAAATTGATTCTGGAGTTTTATCTTTAAATTATGAAAATGATAGATCAAATCAAGTTTTAGTTAGATCTAAGATTGTTGGTTTTGGTAAAACATCATCTGGTATTGGAACATATAGATTTAAATTGGATGAACAATCAGATGGATCTGAAAATTCAGCTAGATTAGAATCTAAATTTGTAAGTATAGGATCTACAGCAACTATATGTGGATTTACTACATCCAGAGATACGACAATTAAGAGTATTGTTAAAGTTTCTATAGGTAACACTAGTGCGTTACATCAAGTTCTAATGGCTCATGATGGAACAGATACTTTTATTACACAATATCCATTTATATCTATTGGAACAGATGCTGGAATTGGAACTTTCTCTGCAGAATTTAGTGGTTCTGATTTTAATTTAAAATTCCATCCCGACGCTGCTTTTATAGGAGTTGGTAATTTGCAAGTTCAATCATATAATGAAGTTATTAATACTGAGTTAGATTTAGTTAATGAGACACCGACTTTAACTTATGGTAAATCATCAGAATCTTTATCTCTCTTACAATATAATTCTATAAGTGGTGATAGGTCAGATGTAGGATCATTTAAATTAAGAAATAATAATAATCTTATATTTGCTAATTTCTTTAATCCATCTGTTGGTCTCAATACAAGTACTGGTCAATTTACGCTTGAAAATAATTTCTTTAATAGAAATGAAAGATTAATATACACACCTGGATCATCTTTAGATGGTGTTAGTTCTGCATCTTTAGTAATGTCTAACGGAATTTCTTTACCTAGTGAAGTCTATGTATCTCTTCCTTCAGGAACAACTAATTCAAATGTATTTGGACTTTCAACAACTAGAGGAGGAACAGCAGTTACCTTTAATACTGCAGGATCTGGAAATAGGCATAAGTTGGAGATGTTTAAGAAAAATGAAAAATCTATAATTACACTTGATAATGTTATTCAATCGCCAATATCATTTACTCCTATAACAACTACTTTAACTAATAATGTTAGTAGCCAAGTTTCAATTACAACTTCAATAATATCTTTAGCAGGAATTACATCAATTGTAACTGATGATATTTTAAAGATAAATGATGAATTTGTGAGAGTTAATAATGTTGGATTTGGAACCACAAGCGTTGGTCCAATAACCAATACTGGATCTTTAAATTTAATAGATGTTACAAGAGCATCTGTTGGTTCTGCAGCAACTACACATGCTGATACCTCTACTGTTAGATTATATAAGGGTGGATATAACATAGTTGGTGAAAGTATTTTCTTTACTAATCCTCCAAGAGGAACTAATGTTCTTGAAACAGACGATTCTAATCGTGATCGGGGTAGGGCAAGTTTCAGTGGAAGAGTATTTTTAAGACAAGATTATTCATCTAATGCTATCTTTGATGATGTATCTCACGAATTTACTGGTATAGCACAAACATTTAGAACATCTATATCTGGAGTTAATACAACTGGTCTTACAACTGGTAGTAGTTTCTTAACACTTAATGGTATATTCCAAAGACCAACAACAGAACAAAATCCTCTAAACAATTATGATTTTAGTGAGTCTACTGGAATAACAAGTTTTGTGTTTAGTGGAATTTCTTCTGCAGATGGAACTCAAATAATAAGTGAATCTGATGTTAATCAAAACCAATTACCTAGATCTGGACAAATTATATCTATTGGATATAGTGGTGGATTGGGATATGCACCTTTAGCTGGTGCTGCTGTTACAGCAGTCACTAATTCTAGTGGAACTATAACTGCTGTTGGTATTGGTACAAGAGATTTCCACGGATCTGGATATCGTCCTGAACAAAGCGTAACAGGAAATGGTATTATTAGTATTAATGTTGTGGATGAATCATATGAACATAGATTTGTAGGTTCTTCTAGTTCTATCACCGTTAAGTCTGGTGGAATTGGAGTAACTGCTACATTTACACCTGTTGACGCTCCTTATACATCATCAACAGGTATTGTAACATTTACAAAAAATAATCACAATCTTATAACATCAGATTCATATACAGCAACTACAGGAACTGTTTATAATCCAACTACAGGTGTTTTAACTATAAAACTCAGTGCATCACCTTCACCAGCGTTAGCAAATGGTCAAATAGTGAAATTTGATAATAATTCTCTTACATTTACATGTGATAAAGATGCACATGCTACTAATCACACATATCCAAGATCAACTGATCCTTTAGGTGGTAAATGGTTGCCAATATCTAACGTAAGTGGAGGAGATCAATTTGATATTAATGTTCTTGAAACTATCCCATCATCAAATACAGGTGTTCACACATTTGTAAGTGCTACTTCTAGTGGTGTTAAAAGATCTGCTAATAAAATTCGTATAGCAACAGAATCTTTAGTATATACTTGCGATAAAGATGCACATGCAACTGATCATACATATCCACGTTCAACAGATCCAGCTTACAATACAGATTTAAATATTCTTGAGGCGACTGATAATTATTTCAAGGTTGGAGTTGGAACTGGTGGTGGAGTTGGAACTGGTGCTACTATAACAGCAACAGTTGGTGTTGGTGGAACATTAAGTTTCACTGTTGTTGGTGGTGGAACTGGATATATCAATCCAGTTGTAATGCCACCATCTCCATCATATGAGAATCTACCAATAACGGGAGTTTCAAGAATAGGTCTAGGTGCTACAACAGATACTGGAACAGGATTATTATTGAATATTGATGTTGGTGGTAGTAATACAACTGGTATCGGATCTACTCTATTTGAAGTAAAATCATTTTATAGTCCTAGAAGTGGGTATGGATTTAGAAAAGGTGATGTATTTAAACCTGTTGGGTTAATTACAGATAAAGGATTATCTTCACCAATATCAGAGATTCAGTTTACAGTAAATGAAGTATTTACAGATAGTTTCAGTTCTTGGAATGTGGGTGAATTTGATTATATCGATTCTATTGCATATCTTCAGGACGGAATTAGAACAGTATTCCCATTAAACTTTAAAGATGAGTTGGTATCTTTCCAACCTAAATCTGGATCATTGGTTAATATGGAATCATTATTATTAATATTTGTTAATGGAGTTTTACAAAATCCTGGAGAATCTTACATCTTTAATGGAGGAACAAGATTCCAGTTTACTGAAGCACCAAAAGAAGATGATAATATATCTATTTTCTTCTTTAAGGGAACAAATGGTGTTGATGTTACCTATGTGGATGTTAAAGAATCCATTAAAGTTGGTGATGAACTTCAAATATTAAAGAGTAATACTATACTCGAATCTGAAGATCAAAATGTAAGAACAATTTCTGGAATAACAACTGCAGACACTGTTGAAACTGAATTATATTATTCTCAAGGTATTGATGATGTTAATTTCAAACCTGTTAGATGGATAAAGCAAAAATCTGATAAGTTTATAAATGGTCGATTAATTACTAAAGTTAGACCTTTAATAGAACCATTAGTATTCCCAGATGCAAGAATCATTAAAGATGTAGCACCTGGTGACTCTACTGTTTATTTTGATAGTATTAATAATTTCTTCTCTTATGATAGTCCTTCAACAATAAGTACTTTAGTTATTGATGATAATATGACTAGACAATCTGCTGATCTTAATGCAGTTGTCTCTGCTGCTGGAACCATTCAATCAATAACCGTTACTGACGGTGGAAGTGGATATGTTGGAGCAACAACATCTATTTCAGTTGGTATTCCTACTACAGGTATTACTACTTTCATGAAGGGTGATGGAACAGTTGGAACAGGAGAAACTGCAACAGCAACTGCATCAATTACTGCTGGAAGTATTACTAGTATTAGTATTACTAATCCAGGTCTTGGATATACTAGTTCTTCTGCTCCTAATGTTATAGCAGCAGTTCCAGTCACTCCATCTGAGACTATTACTGGATTTAGTGGTTCTGCTGGTTTCTCTGGTATTGTAACAGGAATAACAGTTCTTAGTAGTTCGACTATTAAATTCTTCCTTGATAAAGAATCAGGATCATTTACTGGATTAGCAAATGGCGATCCAATTTACATATTCGATACATCTGTTGGTTCTGGTGCAACATCTACAGTAATATCATCAGGTGCACCTGTAGGTATTGGAACATCATTCTTTGATAACATCTACATTGTTAGTTCTTTAAGTTCAAGTAGTAATTTGGGTGAATTTGTTGCAGGAGTGAAAACAGATACTTCAATTGTGGGTATCGCTACAGAGAATACTATTTGTGGTAGATTCTCTTGGGGTAAGTTAACTGGTGGTACAAGATCATCAAATCCACTTACACTCACAGTATCTGGTAACACTGTTAATTCTGGATTGACAACCTTCCCTAGAGTTCAGAGAAGAGGTTCTGGACTTAGAGAAACGGGTGCTATAAAGGATTCAACTTAATATGGTATAAATAAAGAAAAAAAGTCTATAGAAAATGTCGGCAATTGTAACAGACCAGTTTAGAATTAATAACGCAGGTAATTTTTTAGGAGATGTAAATAATTCCGAAAACTCTTATTATGTGTTTGTCGGATTATCAAATCCTTCTGCTGCGGTTAGATCTTCGGTAGCTTTTGGTAGAAATGCCAATAATGCTGAGTGGAATTCTGATACTACTAGAAAAAAACCAATTGATAATTTTAATTACTCAAATCATGTTAAAGATACTATGATTTTTGGTAAGAAAATTACCTCAGATAATGTTAGACGGGTTGTAAGAAAAGTTACTTGGACTAAAGAAACTAGATACGATATGTATCGTCATGATTATAGTGAATCTAATTTAGCACCAAATGGAAAAACTGCTAGACTATATGATAGTGATTTTTATGTAATTAATAAAGATTTTAATGTTTATATTTGTATTAGTAACGCATCATCTGGAATTAATACGACAGGTAATCGTTCTTTAAATGAACCAACGTTAACTGGGTTAGAACCGTTTAAGGCATCTGGTTCTAGTGATGATGGGTATCTTTGGAAGTATCTATTCACAGTTGCTCCAAGTGATATTATAAAATTTGATGCAACAGAATATATACCATTACCTAACGATTGGTCATCTTCTACTGATGCTAATATAGCAAATATTAGGGATAATGGAGATTCTGATATTAATAATAATCAGATTAAAACCATTTATGTAGATAAAAAGGGAACTGGTTACAACAATGCTGGTGCTGGAGGACAAGAATTTAATATTGTTGGAGATGGTTCTGGAGGAAAGGCTATTGTAGAAGTGGGAACTGATACCAAGATTAGTGATGTTAAAGTATCAGTTGGTGGTAAAGGATATACTTATGCTCTTGTTGATTTATCATCAATTCAACCAACTTCACCTAATGCTGAATTAATTCCAATTATCCCACCATCAAAAGGTCATGGATCTGATATTTACAAAGAATTAGGTGCAGATAGAGTTTTAGTCTATGCAAGATTTGATGATTCTACTAAAGATTTTCCAATTGATACTAAATTTGCACAGATAGGAATTGTTAAAAATCCAACATCAATTGGATCTACACAAATTTATCAACAAAATCAATATTCTTCAGTTTCTGCCTTATACTTAGATACTTTTCCTACAGGTACTATTAAGATTGGTGATTTAATTACCCAAGATGTGCAAAGTGATAGTGGTACTACTATCGGACAAGTAAGAGGGTATGTTGTTTCTTTTGATCTTATATCAAGTGAAGTTGGTAATAAAATAGGTGTTTTAAAATACTACCGTGATAGATCACTATATTTTGATACTGCAACAGGTGATCAAAGTGATACTGTGGGTATTAGTAGTATAGGTGGTACTAATAGTCAGATTTATGATTTTACTACAAGTGGGTCTATTAGTGGAACTGATGGATCATCTTCATATTCGGTAGAAGTAAATTCTAATTTTAGTGGTATAACTACAAACCCAACAGGAACCAAGGTTATTGATCTTGGTGTAGAGTTTAAAAATGGTATATCACAATCTGAGATAAATAATCAGTCGGGTGATATTATCTACTTGGATAATAGACAATTAATTACTAGAGATAGTAGACAAAAAGAAGACATCAAAGTTATACTAGAGTTCTAAAACATGTCACAAAAAACTAATTTAAATATAAGTCCTTATTATGATGATTTTAACAAGGACAATAATTTTTATAAAGTATTGTTTAGGCCAGGTAGACCTGTTCAAGCTAGAGAATTATCAACTCTCCAATCAATACTTCAAAATCAGGTAGAGTCTTTTGGGTCGCATGTATTCAAAGAAGGATCTATGGTTATTCCTGGAGGAGTCTTCTTTGATAATTCATATTATTCGGTAAAGGTAGAATCTGAACATCTTGGTCTTCCAATATCTCTTTACTCTACTGAGTTAAAAGGTAAGAAATTAAAGGGGCAAAATTCTGGAGTAGAAATTCTAGTTAATGATGTTAAATTCCCAGAGGACTCTACAGATTATACAGATCCAACTCTGTTTATTAAATATCTTACAGGAAATTCGGATAATGAAATATCCAATTTAGAAGATGGTGAACCTTTACTTGCGTTAGAAGATATAACTTACGGTAATACAACTATACTTTCAGGACAAAGTGTTGCTACATTGATACCCTCAAACGCCTCTGCGGTGGGTAGTGCAGTAAAAATGAATGCTGGTGTATATTTCGTTAGAGGGACGTTTATAAGCGTTCCTACGGACACTATAGTATTAGATCCATATTCAAATATACCATCATATAGAGTTGGTTTGAATATATTAGAATCTATTATTACAGCAAAAGATGATTCATCATTATATGATAATGCAAAAGGATTTTCTAATTTTGCAGCACCAGGTGCTGATAGATTTAAGATAACTGCATCTTTAGCAAAGAAAGGTTTAGATGACACTAGTGATGTCAGTTTTGTAGAATTAATTAAATTAAGAGAAGGTGAACTTAAAAAGTTACAAGATTTCTCTGTATATAATGAATTAGAAAAATATTTGGCTGCTAGAACATATGAAGAGTCTGGAAACTATTCTCTAGATAATTTTAAAATTAATGTATCAGATTCTTTAGATAATGGACTTTCAAATGGTGGAATCTTTAAATCAAATCAAGTTACTGAAGATGGAAATACTCCATCAGATGATTTAGCTTGTGTAGAGATAAGTGCAGGTAAAGCATATGTAAAAGGTTTCCGTATTAGTGAACCTGGAACTTCAATCATAGATTTTGATAAACCAAGAGATACTGACAGTGTAAATACTGCTTTGGTTCCTTTTGATATGGGAACTTTAATTCGTGTTAATAATGTAGCAGGAACACCTGTTATAGGTACAAATATTGCTACAAATACAGTTTCTCTTTATTCTAGAAGAAAAACTGCAGCTGTTGCAAGTGCACCACCTACAGGTGGATATGAGATAGGAAAGGCAAGAGTATATTCATTTGGATTAAGAAATACACCATATGTTAATGATGCTACTCAATGGAACTTGCATTTATTTGATGTTCAGACATACACATATCTAACATTAAATACTACATTGACTGCATCAATTAGTTCTTTTGTTAGAGGTGCTAGTAGTGGTGCTACAGGATTTGTTAATGCGACAGTTACTGGAACAGAAATAATTTTATCACAAACTTCTGGATCATTTATTCCTGGCGAAAAAATAATTATTAATGAATTAGAAGAATCAAC